TCTTCGTATAATGCATTAAGACGATCCATGTCTTCCCATAGATCATTGAGATGTGGTGGTAAATGATCGTCTTCCATTAGCGGTTCATTTTAATTTCTATGTTTTCTTTAATACTGTTCATATCAGATTTAGATGCATTCATACCAGTCATTCCAGAATCATCTACATGCATTACAGTAGCAGAGTCAGAATGATCTAGAATCTTTTGCTTGATCTCTAGTTGCTTCTTCTCCTTCTGGATACGTCTTAAGAAAGCATAGTATATGATCTGAGTAAAGTAAGCAAAAGGATTAGAAGATTTCTCAGGATCAAAGTTATCAATATATTGTAGGCAGTTCTCTATACCATCACAGATCATGTCTTCCCTGAAAGGGTAGTTAACAAAGTTAGGCTTGTATGATAGGTGGGTAGCAATCTTTAGAAAGCACTCTCCTATGTAATTAGGAACCCTTGGTTTATCCTTCTCATGTTCTCGTGAATAGATTACTCTCTCACGATAAATGGTCATTGCTTCTAAGAGTTCTTTGTTGTTAACATAGTACTCAGTTTTTGCTCTCTTAGCCATATCTTTCTAAATCCTATAAGAAGTATAGCACATTGGGTCACAAAACGCAATGTTTAAGATTCGTAACAAGGCTTGACGGCAATCCCGAAACGCAGTACAATTCACCTTGTGGTGGTTCAAAGGGATGCTAGCTAGTTTTAAAGATCTTCTCTAGAAGCTTACGAGATTCATCTACGGACCCTACGTATCCAGGGATCATTTTATTTGGATCACCTATTCCTTTACCTTCATTTATTTGTTTGTTAAGATGCTTTGCTTTCTTATCTTCAGAAATACATTTCAAATAGAAAGCTCTAATCTTTGGATCACATTCGGTCATAGTTAATATATGTTTTTTGGGAATAAAAAACGAGTCATCAAAGGTTGAGTGCATCCATTCAGTAAGACCAAACCCTTCGACTTTAAGTCTCTTGTGTTTGTGTCTTATATGCTCTACCATCATAGGCTCAAAAATCAGGACGACCTCATCTTCAGGACAATTAGTTACCCTGCAGATGATCTCTTCCCCAGAGACAAACTTAATAGTAGCAAAGAATTCGTCTTCCATTATCGTAGATTTATTCTAATGACTTCATACTTAAAGTTCTCTCCTTTATAGATGTTAACTCTCTCATCTAAATGCTTCAACGTATAGTTCCTTCCCCCTATATCATCAGCAATATCATAGAGAGTAGCAAGCTCCTTCCCTTCTCCTTTCCTCAAGACCCTGCCGATGGACTGGAGATTCCTAATCCTGGACTTGGAGGGACTGGCGAAGATGATGTTGTGCAACCGCTTAATGTTAATCCCAGTACTAAAAGTACCATAACTCGCAATGATGACCGCATTTTCCTGTTCCTCTGTAAGTTGTCTGACCTCTTCTCGGTCTTGCACATCAGTACCACCGTGTACAAAAAATAGTTTCCGATCAGGATCTATAGAATTATTTATCATTTCATATAACGGTTCCCCATGCTTCTCAATATAATTAAAGAGGACAAGGGTGTTTCCCTTTAGATCCTTTACTAGGTTCTTGATCAGATTATTCCTTCCAGTATGACTGACTAAGTAATCTATCTCATCTTGGTATGTCTCGAAATGCTGAGGTGGGTGTTTACAAAATAGGATTTTTATCCTAAACTTGGAGAGGTATCCCGACTTGATTAATTCATCTGTCTTGGTTACTTGCTCACATGAACCAAAGAGTCCTTCCAGTACCCACTTGTGGGTCTGAGTACCATCCAAGGTTCCAGTAAAACCAAACCTATACTTAGCGTTATGGAGTTTGGTCATTATATTTGTTAATGACTTAGCTTTGAATAGGTGAGCTTCATCTCCAATAACACAGTCTATATCATCAAAGTACCTCTTAGGAAACTTATGAATAGACTGCCAAGTTGATATAATAATATCCTTATCAGTATTCTTATCCTTACCACCGTATATCTTATGAACATGAGACTCAGCATCCCAACCGTATTCAACAAAATCGTTGACCATCTGCTCAACCAGACTAGTAGTGGGAACGATGATCAACGTTTTCTTGCTGGAAGCGGTGTAGTATCTGACGAGGGAGTAGATCATAAGAGACTTTCCAGATCCAGTAGGAGATAGAAAGAGTTTCCTATTGTGCTTAAGAGCCTCGTATACTGCCTTGTACTGGTAGATACGGGGTTTTATTTTGGATATTTTATCCATGAATGTCTTAACACCACGAGGTGAAACGAAGTCGTTTACCTCTCTAACCGTACCGTATGTCTCGTTGCCTACGTGCTGTATATTATATCGATGCTCATCAGCCCACTCCTCTAGTTGATCGTATAGACCATGATATAGTTCTCCTGTAGCAGGGGAATATAAATGAATCATTCCATCCCAGTACTTATATCTGGGATTTCTTTTTAAGAACTTTGCTTCAGGTACTTCAAAAGAAAAATAATCCGCAAGCTCATGGTGAACATGTTGATCCCCATGAACCTTTAAGAAGACTTCATTCTTTTTCTGAACTACTATATCAGTCATTAGTCAGTCCCGTTAATGAACTTTTCCCATTCGATTGCTGACTTGATCTGAAAACCTCTATTAGATACTTGCTTCATTACACAGTCAAGAAAATAAAGCATCTGCTCAATATACTTTACCTTAGCTTCAACATTGATAACATCACTATCTGCCTCAATATAAGTTCTCATCTTATCTTGAGTTGAAATCCTACCACCAAAAGGTTTCTCAGCATATACTTTAGCATCTGCTTCACCACCGTAGTATTCTTTTTTCTCCTTGACTATCCTACGAACCTCAAATTCTAAAGACGTTTTGATCTGTTGTAAGTCAATGTAATGGTTTAAATATTTATTGTGTTGGAAGGGAATCTCTAATGCTAACTTCCCTAAGTCAGTACTGTAAGCTTTATCTTTAAATTGGAAGTCTACTTCACTATCAACTTCCCATTCAGATCTAATTGTATCAAAGCGATTACGAAGAGTTTCAAAGTTCATTTAATGATGGGTCTGTTATAGTATAGAAATGATACTTAAAAGTAACATCTGCAGTCAAGTATTCCTGTTGGTCTAATGATGCATCAAAGTCTACTCCTGTAAGAGCGACTGGAAATAGTCCTGTGAAATTAACAATAAAGTTTGTGTTGAAGTTTGAAGTTGTAACTAACAACTGACCTCTACTGTACTCTGGATTATCTGGAACTGCTTCATTAGATCCAGCATTACCATTACCACGAATCCATTTATGGATTGAGTTGTAGTTAACTAAAGACTCATCTATAATGAATCTTACCTGAAAGTCTCCAAAGCTAACTCCACCGCCAGGTATGATAGGTAGATCACGGAACCTTGAAGGTACTTCTGTAACGGGCATTTGAATGTCTGGTATATTCGCTGCCTGACAAAAGAAATCCACCCCTTTAAAAAGTTCCAATTCTAATTGGAAACCAAGAGGTGAAAGATAGTTTCTGTTTGTTAGTTGCTCTTTATACCATTCAGAGGCCACGGTCAACTTCCCAAGCTATACTTTATTTAGTATACCACCAATATGGTCCTTCTCCAGGACCACCAAAATCATCATCATCCTCATCATCAAAGCTTACGTGGATGTGTGGTGCTTTCTTTTTCTTCCAACTGTTAACCGCAATAACTGAAGCAATAGTAGCAGCAGATACTATGGGTGAAGCGAAGAGTAGTATCTTCTGTAACATTAGTAGTGATATTCGTCTAGGACATCTAGTACATTATTTAGAGCTTGTTGAGCTGCCCACCTTTCTTTAGGTGTCCAATTGGGATACCACTGCTTAGTCTTTATGCCTGTCTTCATATGCATAACTCTAGCAGTCATGTCTACTTTTTTAAGTCTACCGTTCATGTACTCAGGATATTGTGGGAAAGGTGGTTCAGGTGGTGGGAGTTGGTTCATGTGCCTTCATAGTAGCGAATGCATTATTGTAGTACTGTGAACTACGATCACCAGCCTTCTCAAGTTGGTAGACTATAGAAGACCAAATAAGGTATTGCATATAACTCTTCTGCATAATATTATAACATGTATCTTTGTATGTAGCCAATAAAAAAGCACCCCGTAGGGTGCTTTGTTTGAGTATCGTAACCTCGATTTACATGAGGTTAGTAACTTGTACACGTCTGTAGTACATGTTGGCGTTAGCGGTAAGTGTTTCACCGTCTGGTGTGCCGTTGTATGCACCGTTAGTTGTAACGAATGGGTTAGAAACCATGCCGTAACGTGTCTTGAATCCAATCTTAGGTTGGAAGTTGTTTGGATCAATACTGCGAACCATTTGTAGAGGTACATATGGGCAATAGAATAATCCAGCGTCATAAGGAGAAGTTCCCTTATAACCAACAACATAGTAGTGCTTATCTGAAAGATTAGCAGCATAAGGGTCAACGTAGACCTTAATGCGTCCGTTGATTGTACCAACCAATAGGTTTCCAGTATCATCAACATCACCGATGGAAGGTCCACCAGCACCTGTTAAACCAGAACTATAGTCAAGTACACCAGCCATTGCTAGAGCACTAGCAACGTCAGCAGAACACATCAAGAAGTTACCCTTTCCTCTACGAGTCTCTTGTGCGATTGCGTTACAATCTCTCTCGATTTGGAAAAGAAGTCCCTTGAATTTCTCAACTGACCAACGACCATTACTGTCAACGTCTAAGTCGAATACACCTGCAGTTGCTACGTTATTAGCAGCACCTTTCTTAGCAACGCTATAGACTCTACGAACAACCTCACGGTTGATTTCAGCAAGCACTTCAGAAGATAGGATGTTAGCAAGTTCTTGCTCGGCATCTAATCCATGAATAGCTTTCAAGTCTTGAGCTAGTTCTAGAGTGTACTCTGCCTTTAAAGCACGTGACTTAGCAGTAACAGAAGTCTTCTCTATGCTGAATGACATCTCACGGAATAAGTTTCCTGTGTCACCCATTGTTTCTAGGTCTTCCCTAGACATTCCAGAAGCAACCTCATATGTTCCTGGTGAGGAATCATTAAGAAGTGCAGGGTTGTTACCATCAGATAGACCGTTACCTGAAGCTGAAGTACCATCTCCTTCACGAACAGCATAGTCTCCCTTGTTGGTGTCTCCACCAGCAGTGAATCCTGTGTCTGCTTCGTTGAATAGTGCCTCTTCTCCTCCTTGGTTCTCGTAACGAGATCTCATTGCAAAGATCAATCCAGTAGGACCAGACATAGGCTGGACACCACAGATATCATATGCAACTAGGTTAGGCATTGAACGGCGAATCAAGCTGATGAGAACTGGGTCGAAACCAGCTAGTCCAGCTGTATTGCTGTTACCGAG